AGAGCACCATTACGGCGCTGATAACGCTTCAGAGCGTCTACGATTTGGTCACCGATTTCCGCTCCGTCCGCGCCCATACCAGCGTTTACCGTAATCGAGATACTCGTACCTAAACCGCTAGAACGATTAAGAGGAATCACGGCTTCTGGACCTGCCTCACCGACGAGTCCAAGCGTAGGACGCGTAACGATTCCACCCTTAGCGAACGGCGTAGCGAAGAACGGATTACCGCCGAAAAAATCTGGCATAGACGGAAGAGCAGGCGGAGGAGGAGCGAGACGAGACGAAACCTCCGCCTCCGTACGCGTCATATCCTTCTGAGCCTTACGGACGATAGCGGCAGGCGTTTCAGCGCGTACCTTGCGAAGTTCTTTCTCCGCCTCAATAAGTTTCTCGATAGCCGTACGCTCGTTATCAAGCGCGTCACGATATGCCTCAGACGCCTCTACTTCTGCCTCCTTCGCCTTCGTTAGCGCGTCGAGAGCCTCCTTATATTCGTCCGTTCCTTCCTTAGCGCCATTAACGATTACCTCATAGAGATAGTTCTGACGGTTAAGTTCCAGCGTTGCGTCAGCCTGAGCCACCGTCGCCTCTTCTGCGGAAAGTTTCGCGTCAGCCAAATCGCGTTCCGCCTGCTCGATTTCCGCCGTCGTCGGAACCTGAGTACGAAGACGAGTAAGTTCCTTCTCGCTATCCGTAACAGCCAGATTCGCGTCACGAACCGCGTACTTAGCCTCCTGTAGCGCGATTTCCGCTCGACGAATCTCTTCTGGCGTAGCGTCACCGCGAGTACGAAGTTCCGCTAGTTCGCGCTCCGCTTCCGCAACGTCGTAAATAGCCTCTTCGACGTCGAACTTCTTCTTCTGAAGTCCAATTTCGGCGTCCTCTACGTCGCGAGCGCTTGGACCTTCACGCAGACGCTTAAGGCGCTCTTCTGCTTCCTGAATCTTCTTAACCGAATCCTCGACGTTCCAGTTAGCGCGGATAAGCGCTCTCTGCGCGTCCTCTACTGCTCGCGCCTGCTTCGCCGCTTCCTTAGAGTCGCGTCCATAGCCTTGCGTAACTCGATTAAAGTTCTCCTGAGCCTTCGTAACGGCGTTCGTCGCCTCTCCGAGTTTCTTAAACTCGTCGGCTACGCGCTTACGTGCGTCGAGTGCTCCTCTTTCGGCGGAAGTAACGCCTTTAAGCGTGTCCGTATATTTCTTTAACTGTTCCTGAGCGACTTCGAGCGGAGACTTACCGCCGCCACCTCCGCCGCCGCCACCTCCGCCGCCGCCACCACCTTCCACCTTTGGTGCCGTGACCTTAAAACCTAAGTTCTTTTTCTCTGCGCCTTCGATAAGAGCGAACGCGTCTACGACTTTCCTCCCAGCCTTATCTGCCGCGTCTCCGATACGTCCGAAAGTTACTTCTCCGATTTCTCCGAGTTTCGGAACGTCGATACCTACGGCTCGAAGGATTCCGCCGAAAAGATTTACGCCTTTAATGACGAGATTTATAGCCCTAATCCAACTATTTATCATCATCTCGAAATATCCAATAATGGCGTTAATTACCAAGTTCACGACTTTTCGGAAACCTTCGAAACGTAGGTATGCGGCGGCAACGGCGACACCAAAGGCGATAATCGCGGCGACGACGATTCCTATTGGATTCGAAAAGAGGGCAACGTTAAAAAGATTCTGGCTAATCGTTGCGGCGATAGTAATTCCGCGAAGAATTGCGAACGCGGTTCCAAGAGCCAGCAGGATATCGACGAACTTATTTCCGCCTTCGATTACGTCGAGTAATTCGCCTCCGAGATACTTTAAACCTGCGCCTAATCCTTTCTCTCCGACGATTTCCGAGAACTCTTTAAGACGCGGCATAACTTGGTCTTGTAAGAATCCGAGCAGACTCTTAAAAACGGGAAGGAGTGCCGTACCTAGTTCGGCTTTAACGTCCTCGAAAGTCGCCTTTAGGATTCGCGTCATATTCGCTACGCCGTCGCTCGTACGCGAGAAATCTCCCTGCGCTAGAGCGGAGTCCTTCATAATAAGCGCGTACGCGGCTTGCGCTTTAGCGGCGATAGGAAGCGTTCCCGTCGCGCTCTTAATCAGCCCCTGACTCATAGCCTCTTCCTTTAGGCGTACGTCATTAAGGGCAATACCAAAACGCTTAAGCGGTTCAGTCTCTCCTGAGAGTCCAGAACGGAGCGCTAGGAAAACGTCGTCAATATTCGCATTATTAAACGAGGCAAGGTCTGCGGCAAGTTTTACGAGCGTCGTACTCATCTCCTGCGCTGGAGCCTGCCCGATACCGAAGGCTTGGAAGAGATTCCCGTACGTGCCTGTGGCTTCTAGTGCCGCCTGCTTAGAGATACCGAGGTTCGCGGCGGAATCGTTAGCGAATTTAATAACGGCTTCGGAGGACTGACCGAAGACGACGTTTACCTTCGAAAGAGATTCTTCGAGAGCGGAGCCAGCGTCTACTAACTGTTTACCGATAACGCCTGCGGCGATAGCGGCGACGCCAGCGACTTTTCCAATGTTCTTTAGAGCAGTAGTAACGCCTTTATCGAGAGTACGGAACGCGTACGTCGCCTTATTCCCTGTACCTTCTAACTTCTTAAAGTCGTTAATCGCCTTATTTATGCCACGACTATCGAACTGCGAAATAATTGGAACTACGACAGCCATTTAGGATTCCGTTTCTCTCTCGCTACCGAACTGACCGCTACTACGCCGAACTTGCGAGGAAGCGCGGTCTGACTGTAGTTGTCTCTGCGAAATAGTTCCACCAGCCAACTTCGCAGATACCATTTTTTCCGTAGAGGCGAGACTTTTCGTAATCGCTCCGAGAACGTCCGCGAAATTATCGTTTACCGTCTTCCACATAATACGAGACGCCTTCGGTTCGAATCCTGCCGTCGTAAACGACTTAACGATAGGAAGGTTCGTCTTCCGTGCTCCTGCGATATCGAGAATCACGCCGCCTGCGTCCTTCTGCCTAAGTCGAAGAATTGGAACCTGACCAGTCATACGGTTCGCTCGTCCGCCGAAAACGGTAGTAACGCGGCTCCTAACCTTCGAGCCGTCCCAGTACGGGAACCTAGACGCTCCTCTACGCTCTGGCGTCGTATGCCAATAGCCGATAGGCGGCTTAGAAGGGAATTGGACGCGAGCACGGCGAACGAGTTCGTCCGCAGGCGCTTTAATGCCCTTACGAATCGAGTTATACAGCGTTCGGTCTAGGTAATAGAGTTCCTTAAGCGTTTCGCCTAGTCCGTAAACGTTTACTTTCGCGCCAGCCATACGAGTATGTTACTCGACTACGCGAGTTCTCCATTTAAAAGCGTGATAAGCGTTTACGCTTCCATAGATTCCTGCTCCGAGAAGAAAACCGTACTGACGCGTAGTAATCGCGAATATCACCCAGAGGCACTCGTTAAGGAACGCGATAAGCCAGCCATACCATTTCCCTTTCCCGATAACGAAGAGAGCAGTAACACCGATAATCGAAAGTAAGTAGGGCATTATCCGAAACCTTTACGACGTGCTTTCTTCTCCGCCTGTGCTTTCTCTTTCAGATAGTCCGCGATAGCGGCGAGCATTTCGGGAGACTCAGCGAGCAGTACGGACGGCGCTATTCCCGTCTCAACGGCGAGAACCGCTATTTCGTAGTGGGCTGAGTTCCGTCCAAAGGGTCTGAAGTCTGCTCCGCAGGCTCGACAGATTCGACGGAGTTAATCCACTCAGGGTCGAAGGCGATATTCGTCTTCTTCTGGCGCTTCAGGCTATGCCACGCGAGCCACGCGAGGTCAGTAAGACGAAGTTCGCTATCGAACTTCGTGACGCTCTTATTCCACGTACGTTCGAACGAAACGAAGTCACCAAACGCGGCTTCTACGTCTTCCGTCTTCCCGTCGAGGTATTTAACTCGTAGCGGAATTTTCATTACTGCTCCTTCTTCGGTAGGGAATAGTTATCAGGCGCCAGTGCTCTTCGCGAGAGTTCCACCCGTGAATGTGAGTTCGGTCATAGCCAACTCACCAACCGCGCCCATAACAGGCGTGTGCGCGCCGAGGAATGTATTCGAGAGCGTATAGAGAGGATTTGTAGCGCTAGTCGCCTGGGAACCTGGTCGAACGGTAACGGTGGTCGTCTGACCTACCAAACCGTAAATCGTCGCCTCGACTTCGCCTGCGGCGAAATCCTGCTGGAACGAAATTTCGCAAGAAATGTTCTGGAGTCCGCCAGCGAACTTATGTCCTGAATCTCCGAAGGCTGTGACCTCGACGGAATCGACTTCGTATGTGAGGGTGACGCTATTAGCGCGGTCACTCAGGACGACGCCGTTCACGGTGATATCTGCGTTAGTAAGAACGAGTTGCGCCATAGTAGGTCACTTTTCCTTTACTGCTTCGTCTGATTTCTTGGATTCCTTCAGAACTTCAATATGTCCGCCCTGAAGAAGTGCCTCAATGTTAGCACCTTCGAGGTCGTCCGCGTCAATTACGTCGCCAGCATTTTTACCAGCGAGACGATTCGAAAGAACTTTAAACTTCTTCATAATTCGTACTCCTAAGCGTGAACGGTTATCGTCGTTTGGATTTCTAGAAACTCCGCGCCGTCCTGTTGGAGGCTCGAAACGTCCGCACTAGATGATACCACGAGGTCAGCCGCTACGCCGCCAAGAGTTCGTTCGCCTTCGAGTACCGCTCTAATACTTTTATTACCCGAATACGAAAGGAAGTCGTCGAGAAGCGCGTGAGCCGTTCTATCGAGATATCGTCCGACAACGACGTGAATAATCCAGACCATTTGGACGTTGCCTCCGCCAAATGCCTTGTGATAGATAACGCTCGAAAGAGAAGGATAGGCGATAGGCGGATTTAACTGTTCAGGCTGATACGAGAACGTACGGAGTCCGCTAATCGTTGCGAGTCTCGTCTTAATCCCGTCCGCTACTTGCGATACCGTCGCAGGCATTTTAGATAACTCCGAAGACACGGTAAGGCGAGAGAAGGTCACGCACGTCAGGGTCTACAGCACGTACCTGAATAGCCATATCTCCGAAACCGACGACTCCTAGAGCCGCGTTATAGCGACCAAAGCCGCGAATCGAGAGCAGTAGGCAGGCTTCGCGAACGTCGTTCGGTATCGAAGGGAAACCGAAAGTTCCTGTTAGTTCGATAGTAGGACGCGGCGGTTGGTAGAGAAACGGAAAGGATTTCGCGCCTTGTGCCGTAATGCGCGTGTACGGTCTTCCCTGAAGAGCGACGTCCGTTGGCTCTAGGTAGTAATCGGAGGCACTCCACGTCGTCGCAAACGTACCGTCACCTGCGGTATCCGTCTTTAAGACGAGTCCATTAGCGGTAGCGAGGTCAGGAATCCCAACGGAGAACTCGTCTACGGGAAATAACTTAATCGTCTTCGTTGTCTGATAGAAGAAGCGTCCGCAATAGCCGTCGATACGACGCGACGCGCCTTCTACTGCTTTCTCTAGAAGAGTATCGTCCGCGTTATCCGTAAGACGCAGAACTGCTTTAACTTCCGTAAGCGTACAGTAGCCGTTAGTTATAGCCACTAATCGCCTCGTTTCTTAACGCGCTTCCTTACCGCTCTCTCGACGACAGGAGTATTCGTAGCCGTTTCTTCGACTTCGATTCCATAGGCACGAAGAGCCGCGTCTACTTGCGCGATACGCGCCTTAAGACCACGACGAACGTACCCTTCGCGTTCTAGAAGAAGTGCGGCTACTGCTCTCTGATTACTCATACGTTCCTTTCGAAGTAGTAGAGCCTGACGGCGTTCTACTCGCCGCCAGACTCTACAACTTTACGACGTTAGAACGTCGGTGTGACCAGACCAGTTCCGCCGACGAGCGCGAAAGCGTTCGGGTAGCGAGCGGCGGTATAGGCGCTGTAGCCATAGACCACCATAGTCACGTCGAGTTCCGCCGCCTTCGGCTGTTCGAAGCGGAGCATCATCGGTGCGCCGTCGCCCATTTCCCAAAGGTGTGCTTCCTGCGAGTTACCGACGATAATGACGTCCTCGTTCGAGCCTGTACCGTTCGCGATAGTTACGTTGGCGTCGGTAAGTACGGGGAATCCAGCAATGCTGTAACCGCTATTTCCGTAGACGACGCCGCCGTTACCGACGACAGGTGCGTTCGTTGGACCGTTCGCGGCAGGAACGGCGAGCGGACGCTGAGTGGAATCCACAGCCGACAAAATCCAAGCCAAACGGCGCGGGTGCATAAGGATAAAGTTTGGACCTCCGAAGAAGTTCGTCTGAATCCTCTGAACACAGTCGAGAAGTTTTGGATAAAGTTCACCAACCGTAGGCGACGCGTCGGTGTAGGTAACGACCTGAGTAATCGCGTTGGTCGTCGAGGTCACGATGGTCTCGTCCAACTTCGTGTGGTAAGCCGAAACGAGGTCAGCCATAACGAGCGAGTCGATATTGGTACCGCGCTCCA